GTGGATGAAATTAAACAGCAAGAATATTACAAAAAACGGATTCTTGAAGCAGTAACCGCAATGACAAGCGAAAAATATTTAAAACTGGTATTTTATTTTGTCAAAGCGTGCTATAGAGAAGAAAAAGAAAAGGAGACTTAATGTCCCCTTTTCTTTTTTAGTTGCCAGAAACGAAAGTATTGAAAAACTCGCAAAAAACTTTTTTCCTGTCTGCGCTCATGTGATAATAATCAATTATAATTTTCTGAAACTGTTCATCGTCTGCACCTAATTTTGCCACAATCTCAAGAAATTCTTCTGATGGTTCCCTGAATGATTTATCGTCAATCAAGTCGGATTTTAAAATCTTAAAGTAATCAGCTATTGCCTGTACCTTTCCCATCTTCGGCATTATCTTGCCTGTACACCAAGTATTAAAAGTTGTTTGGGGGAATCCTAACGCTTCAGCAACTTCCTTTTGTTGCTTTCCACTATTGGAAATGTAGTAGTTTAGGTTCTTTGCGAAGATTTTTCTCTGTTCCTCCTCGGTCATGTTAACACCTCCTCTCTACGTTTATTATAGTATCACAGAATCCTAAAAAATTCAACAAGAATCCTAAAAAATTAAATTGTTATATTGACAATACGAAAAAATAGGATTATAATACAGGCATAAGATAAAGAAAGGAGGAACCTAAATGGTAGAGACTTACAAAGTTCCGAGGATTTCCATAGCAGCATGTAGAGTTAATGCAAGGCTGAAACAGAGAGAATTTGCTGAGAAAGTGGGCGTTTCTCCGGCAACTGTAACTAATTGGGAGTTAGGTAAAACAGAGCCAGATTTAAGCCAGTTAAGAATCATCAGTGAACTTTCTGGTATTCCTATGGACTTTATTTTTGTGGACAGAGAATCCTAAAATATAGGATTTTGCAATTAAATACAGGGAGGTGATAGCGTGGAATACAGTCCATTAGGTAATGGAAAGCCAATATCCCAGAAAGTGAGCGGTAATTGTGTAGAAACTACTTTCGAAAGAACGAACGGATTAAAGTCGGAATACGATATTTACGTAAACTGGATGAATCCGAATCAGTTAGCAGAAGTTTCATTTCAGTTGCCTTTCCGCGATTGGAAGATACTTGAAAACTCTGAGGTTTGGAAAAATCTGGATGAATTTCTGGCGGGAGTTCAAATCGAATATATTCCGAAGTACCACCGAGCCCCACCAATTGTAGCGGAAAAGGTTGTGTATAGAAGTCTGTTAGGTTCTTTAATCGCATTCGTTCGTGATAAATTGACTCGCCAATAGCACGCTCTTTTGAGCATGAGTAATGGACACCATCATACAAGTAAGAGATATTCACGATTGATATAGCGATTCTGGAATGATTGATGATTTCGAAGTGAACGATCAGTTCATTATCATCTTTCAGCTTGAAGCCGATAGGAATAAATTCTATCTTTCTCCGAGATTGAAACAAGTTCCATGCAGTACCGACAGCACCGAAAACTGCGATAGCAAAAGTTACATTTTCTCTTGTGAATAATTCTTGCATGAAATTAAAAATGGCGTGCATTATACAACCTCTTTTCTTTAGTATTTGAAAAATTATAACACAAAAAAGGGGTGATAACAAAGATGATAACTGCATCGGTTATTTGCGCGGTATACGGGATAACTGCATTGATTGTGGCGTTTATCGTAACAGAAATCGAAAAAACGTTCTGGTTGTTCTTGAGAGTGCCATATTTGACTTGCAGTTCACAGATGTCAATAAATCTGGCAATGGCATTACTTCTGTTTTACTACATTGGACAAGTCAATGCATAACATAAATTGAATACAGGGAGGTGACAACATGGAACAGGACAAACTTTTAAAAGTAGATAAAACCATTGAAGAATTGTGCGACTTTTTGCAGAAAGAAACAGCACGTGTTGCATCTATTTATGAAAGTCAGGAATTGGTCGAAATGACAAAAGCTCTGGCTGAGCTGATGTCTGCCAGAGCAAAGTTTAATTAGTTTTCCTTTTCACTTTTCTGAATTACTCGGCATGGCAGTGCATGTATAAACAGTATAGGAGAATCCAGAAGAAAAGACAACATGCAATGGAAGAGCCAAGAGTTGAGAGGCTATGGAGCTGAAATGTTAAGCACTGAATGTAACTGAGATGGAAAAGATAGGCAGAGATTAGAAAAGAAATGATATGGCTTTGTGACGCTTAGCACGGATTCGAAAAGTAGCAGATCAGCATGAACAGACACGAAAAGATAAGGAATTGAAGAGAGAAGCTCTGAAACGGAATAGCATGGAATAGCATGGAACAGCATGGAAAAGGAATTGAATGGCTATGATTGGCTGGGGAAACGAAGCGAAAAGCTTTGAAACGGAAAAGCTGAGCACAGTTTTGACAAGGAAGCGAAGAGCGTAGAGTGGTAAAGCAACCAGAACAAATTGAAAAGGAGAAAACAGTATCATGAAAGAACTAAAAGTAAGAATCACGTTCACTGAGGAAGTATTAGGTTCTCAGTGTGCGGATAAGGAGATTCACCGGACGTATATTGCATCAAAGGCACCGGACGCACCGTCCCGTGAGGACGAAGTAGCAACACTGGGTGTAGACGCAGTGGAAGAGAAATCAATGACGATTTTTCACAAAAGCGAAGATGGAAAACCGTTCGTGTATGACTACCAGGTAAAAGGAATGTTTAAAGATGCATGCGGAATGCTTCGCAAAGTCAAGGGTAGTGAATCATCAAAAATCAAAGCGTACAAAAAGGAGATTGACGGTCTTATTTTCGTGAAAGAGCGCAAAATTCCACTGATTTTTGACGGGGATATGGGAACGTGTCAGAGACCACTCCGGGCAAACACACCACAGGGAGAAAGAATATCCCTTGCATGTTCAGAGACCGTTCCGGCCGGAACAACGATGGAATTTACCGTTCAGTGTATGGTAGACAGTCATGTAAAAGTCATAAAGGAATGGCTTGACTACGGAGAATTAAGAGGTTTTTCGCAGTGGCGGAACTCAGGAAAAGGGCGCTATGTTTGGGATGAACTGGACAAAAACGGGAACATAATCGGCGGTAATAACTTACATAAAAAAGTGAAAAAAACAGGTACAAAAGGCAGTAAAAAATCCTAAAAATATTTATTTTTCAATGTATTCAAATTATTGGAAAGGTAAATGCGAAAACGGTAGTTGATTTTTGGTCAAATCGCAAGCCACTTAGCAAGCCACAACCCTTGAAAAATAAGGGAAAAACAGCAACTGGTCGCAAGCCAAACGTTACTCAGATAACAATCAATTGACAAGCCAAAATTAAAGAAATTTTCAAAAAATCTAAAATTTCGACAAGCCAGTTGACAAGCAAATGACAAGCTAAAACCCTTGAAAAATAAGGCAAAACCGCTTGTCAAGTGAAAACGGTTAGCAAGCCACATAACAATCAATTAACAATCAATTCGCAAGCCAGTTAACAACAATAGAAGAATATAAAGAAGAATAAGAATAAAAAGAATATAGATATATGTCAGACACAAACGGTCTGACGATAAAAGGGACATAAAAAGTGCCCCGCTGGTACCGACATACCAGACAGGGCGGTGTACCGCTAAAGAACACTTAGCGAATACAGGTTGATTATAACACATTCTCCTGTGATTCGCAAATCTGAAGAACAGGAGGAATCACACATGACAATGGCAACAGAGATCATCCGCAAGTTGAAAAGAAAATTAATCTTTTGGCGTTGCTTATGGTTAGTCACATTTATTGCAATGCTAATACTTATGATCTGGTAGGAGGTAGAGAGCATGGAAGACAAGCTTAACTACTACAGGATAGCACTTGTGATAACGCTATACGCATTGGCGGTTATGATAGCCGGATGTGTATAAAAAAAGAGTGCCGATGGAAAATCCAATCAAGCACTCAGAAAAACATTCAAGAAAATTATAACACATGAAAGGAGATTTGAACATGGGAGAAGAGAAAAAAGATAGCTTGCAGAGCGTAATGGATGCGGTAGAAGACGCTGTTGAAGGTTACGTAGAAGTTGTGGAGGAATATGCATACCAGAAAGCGCAACTGGATACGTTGAAAAGATTTGTCCGCAAAAACAGCTATGTTGAGCGAGACATGATTTTAAAGTTGATGGGGTGGGATGAAGATGGAAAGCATTAAAGGATATGACCATTGGAAGACCATACCGCCGGAGCCGGAAGAAGAAAAACAGGAATACTGCACATGCTGTGGAAGACCTGTATACAGTGGTGACAGCTTATACACATTTGACGGACAGACGCTATGTGAAGAATGTGTGAAAGAGATCACAGGAGGGAAAGAAGATGGCAGAGATATGGATGATTTGCAAACCGGACTTAGAATACCGTATCGGGGCATATGCCTATGAAACAGATATGGACAAGGCTTATGTGCATAAGCTTGCCGACAAGGTAGCAGAAAAAAACAAGTGCAAAACAATCGTGAAAGAACTTTAGGAGGTAAACGAAATGCAAAAATTGGAATTGACCATAAATCAGACGATGGGGGTTATCACTGGAAACTTTGAGGACATCAAGAAATCTCTTGAAACAGAGATGGCAGTGTATGAGACAAAGCAGTTTGCAGAAGAGGACAAACAGAAAGCCAAAGGAGATTTGGCAGACCTTAGAAAGCTGAAAAAGGCAGTGAACGACCGTAAGGTTGAAGTGAAGAAAGAGTACATGAAGCCTTACGAAGTGTTTGAGGGCAAGGTGAAAGAGCTGATCGGAGTGATTGATAAACCTATTGCACTGATTGACGGACAGGTGAAAGAGTTTGAATCGAAGCGTGTGGAAGAGAAAAAAGCAGAAATCCAGAACCTGTACAACGAATTGGTGGAAGAAGAATTGCATGATTACATGCCGTTGGAAAAAATCTACGGTGAGAAGTGGACAAATGCATCCACCACAATGAAATCTATCCGGGAAGAGATAAACCTAAAGGTTATGCAGACCAGACAGGATATTGCAACCATTAAGGCTATGAAGTCTGAAAAAGAGGAACAGGCGTTGAACCTGTACATGGAGAACAACAACCTTGCTCTTGCTATCCAGATGATTAACCGCTACGAACAGGAAAAAGCGGAAATCTTACGGAGAAAAGAGAAAGAGGAACAGGAAAGACGTGAGCGTGAACTTGAAAGAGAACGTGAGAGGGTAAGAGAAGAAGAGCGTGCCAGAATCCGTGAAGAGGAAAGACTTAAGACAGAAGCGGAACAGAAAGTCATCGACCAGATCAAGACGGTGGACGAAGTGAAAGCAGCGGAACTCACCACGGAAGATTCGAAGACAGTAGTATTTACGGTTAAGGCTACGGATGCCGAACTGGAAGAAATTGAAATGGCATTAACTTCTCTCGGTGTCTACTTCGAAAGGAAAGATGTGTAATGGCAGAAGAGAAGAAAGAGCAGAAGACAGAACAGAACAAGCGAAATCTTGATGTTACAGAAAAGCTTTCAGAGATTCAGACAAGAATGAATGTACCAAAAGACAAATATAACAAATTTGGTGAGTACAACTACAGAAGTGCTGAAAGCATTTTGGAAGAGTTCAAAAAGTATAGCAGAGAATACAATGTTCTTCTCACGATACATGACGAAATAACAGAGATAGCCGGAAGAGTGTATGTGAAAGCGGTCGCAATATTCAAGGATTGTGAAACTGGTGGAGAAATATCTGTTCCGGCGTATGCACGGGAGCCGGAGACGAAACCGAAGATGGACGAATCACAGGTTACGGGATCCGCATCAAGCTACGCCAGAAAGTACGCTATGAACGCATTATTTCTTCTGGATGATGTAAAGGATCCTGACACGAACGAATACGCACAGCAGACGGGAGCCGATAAAAAGAGCGGTGGAAAGAAAGAACAGAAAGCCAATGACGGAAAGATTACACAAGGGCAGATAAAAGAACTTCGGAAGATATTTGAAAAAAACAAAATTGATGAAGTAAAGGCTATAGCCGGATACAGTGCACAGAAGATTGAAGATCTGACGCAACAGCAGTACGGGTGGTTCCGTGATAATCAGGAAGAAGCCAGAAAGATGTTTGGTGCGTAAATGGACTATACAGGGACTTTTGATAGCTTAGCGGTGGATTTTGCCACCAATAAGCAAAAAGCCAGTCTGACGCTAAATGAAGACGCTAGGCAGGCATTTGAGAACCTTAGAGGTAAGCAGATTGCAATAACGATTAAGGCATACAAGAAAAAAAGAAGTCGCGATGCAAACTCTTACTTTCATGTACTGGTTGGAAAGATTGCAGATGCGACCGGGAATAGCAATGTGTACATAAAGAATAAGCTAATAGCGGAATACGGACAGTACGAAACCATTAACGGTGCATTAGTTCCATTCATATTGGACGATGATATAGACGCATACGATGTGAAATTTGTTCATCTGCAACCTACATCTAGGACAACCACCAATCAGAAAGGAAAAGTATTCCGGGTAAACTTGGTAATGCGAGGTTCGCATACTTACGATACCGATGAAATGGCAAAACTGATTGACGGGACTGTGTATGAAGCGAAAGAACTTGGCATAGAGACTATGACACCGAACCAAATCAGCGAAATGAAAGAAAGGTGGGGTGTGAAGATTGGCGAAAAGACTTAAAAGTGTATTCACTGACGATATGGAGCACTGCTACTTTACGGGAAGTCCAAACTGTCACAGACACCACATTTTCTATGGTCCGTACAGAAAAAAATCGGAAGAATACGGATTTGTGATTCCGTTAGCACCACATTTACATGAATTTACACCAGAAAGCGTACACGGGAACCCAAACAAGGGATTGGACTTAAAACTTAAGCAGATGGCACAGATATATTTTGAAGAACACTACGGGACAAGAGAAGAGTTCATACAGGTGTTCGGAAAGAACAGGTTGTAACTAAATAAATATAGATTCATGTGGCAAAAGGAACTATTAACAGGTTCTAACGCATATCATCTCATCCATTCGATATGCACAGCACAAGATATTGTATCACGGCCGGAGAAGCCACACTCCGGCAGAAAGGAGAAAAGCGGTGGGAAAGAATAGAGAGACGGCAGAAAGCTATTTTATCCGAATATCAGATGGGCATAGGAATGCAATACAAAGACCAGCAGACCCAAATGTGGATAGAATTTTACGGAGAATGATAGAAAAAGCAAACTGTGATGGCGATTGCATCGTAAATACAGGAAAGGGGATATTCAGACCAATACCGAGTGACCCAATAGACACAAGTATGTATCACGAATATGTCAATAAAGATTTATCAAGGGCGAGGGCGACACTTAAAAAAAGAAAATGTATGTCACAGACATTCAAAAGTTGGAAAGATGCGGGGGAATACAATGCATTACATACTAATCATAAAAGGGAAACTGAACAACATGAATGATTATATCCGGGCACTGAATACTAACAGGTACAAGGGTGCGGATATGAAGAAAGATAATGAATCCCGTGTCATACAAGCTATATATGAGCAATTTGGAAGATTGCGAATAACAAGAAAGGTACGGATGCATTACCGATGGTATGAACCGGATAAGAGACGTGATTTGGATAATGTGAGCGCATTTGGGCGAAAGTGTATCCAAGATGCATTAGTATATACCAAAGTCTTACAGGACGATGGATGGAAAAACATAGTGGGATTCACGGATGAATTCTATGTTGATAAGAAAAATCCGAGAATTGAGGTGGATATTGAAGAGGTGTGAGCGAGAATTACATAAAACTTAGCAGAAAAATACTGGAATGGGACTGGTATCCAGATATAAAGACGTGTCGGTTATTCTTACACATGTTATTAAAAGCCAACTGGAAAGATGCAAGCTTCAGAGGAGAAGAGATTAAAAGAGGATCATTTGTCTCTTCGATATCCGTTCTTTCGAAAGAAACAGGGCTGTCTGAGAGCGAATTAAGGACAGCACTTTCACATCTTAGAAAAACAGGTGAGGTTACATGCAAAACCACAAACCGATATACCGTATACACGGTGAATAACTACGCAAGATACCAGACCGAACAGAAGAATGAAAAAAAAGATAAGCCGACCAGACAGGAAGAAAAGCCGGAAAGAGACAATGGATCTGTTGAAGCTGTCATAAAAGCCTGGAACGATTTGGAAAACTACGGGATAAAACCCGTAAAGAAGATAGAGAAGACTTCTAAGAGATACCAGAACTTGCAAGCGAGGTTAGAAAGCAACGGTTTGGAAAATGTCTTGCAAGCTGTGGATAACGTGAAGAAAAGCAAGTACTTACAAGGGAAAGTGAAAAACTGGAAGATAACATTCGACTGGTTTGTGTTACCGAACAACTTCACAAAAGTGTCTGAGGGACAATATGAAGACAGCGGACAGGAGAAAAAAGGATTCAATAATTTCGATGGACGGAACTATGACATGAATGATTTAGAAAGAAAGCTTATTACATAGGAGGAAGAATATGGCAAAACCGGATGGATACACTTATCCAAACTGTTTTATCTGTCCTTTGGCAGACTGTAGTTGGGCGAGTGCTAAAGCTGAATTACCTGGAGAAACAAAGAAAAAGCGGAGAATAGTAAGACGTAGCAAAAAGAACGATGTTCGGAGGTGACTTTGTGACACGACAGGAACAGGCTATTGAGAATTTTAAACGGAAGTCACATTATGCGGATCCGTTTGAATACTTAAAGCAGAAGAAACAGGAGGAAAGTAAAAATGAGCAAAAGTAATGTATTGGAATTAGCAAAGAAATTAGTAGCAGCTATCGAGAAAGAAGACCAGAAAAACAAAGTGATGCTGAAAGATATTCCGATTGGTGGGAAGTTTGCTACAGGCATCGGAAGATTCATTGTACTGGAACAGAAAGAAGATTCCACTGTAGTTATTACAGAAGGCTTATATCGCGAAAATGTGAAATTTGATGATGATTGTACGGAATACAGGAAATCATTATTAAGAGAACTGTGCGAAGGCGAAATTCTCAATGAGTTTTCTGATGAATTCGGAGAAGAAAATATTTGTACAAATGAAGCCGGATTAGTAACAGTTGATGGACAGGAAGTATTTGGAAAACTCTTGACAAAAGTAAGACCTCTGACATTTGACGAAGCACGTGAATACAATGATCTGCTTGTAAACAAAGACCTCCCGGATTGGTACTGGACTTGCACATCTTGGAGTACGAAAGAAAGAGGATGGAAGTGTTCAGTAGCGGTTGTTTCTCCGTCCGGTCGCGTCAACTGCATTAACTTCAACTGCAGTCTCGGGGTGCGCCCATTTTGTATATTAAAATCTAATATCTTTGTATCCAAAGTTGAGGAGGAGTAAAACATGATGACGTTAAAAGAATTCGGAGAAAACCTTAAAAATCTTAATGAAGTTTTTGAACAGTTAAGAAAAAAATATCAGCCGGAAATCGGAAAGACAATTGAGGTTGCCGGTATTAAGTGGCTGGTGTTGGACAAGCTTGAAAAAGGATATTTTGCAATTTCGGAAGATTTTTACGGAGGAGACAGAGAGTTTGATGATAATTGCAACGATTGGAAATCCAGTGATTTGAGAAATGAGTTAAACACTGATCTCCGCAAAAAGATTGAAAGTGAATTAGGGGCAGATTCACTGGTCGAGTTTGAACGCAATTTACTTTCGTTAGATGGTCAGACGGAATATGGAACTTGCAGAGATTATGTTTCGCTTATTTCCGTGGATGAATACCGGAAGTATAGAGAGTTCCTGCCGAATAGGGGTAAATGGTGGTGGACACTTACACCAGACAGCACGGCTTGTAATAATGATGACACCTTTGTTCGGGTTGTTTCTCCGTCCGGTGACGTCTGCAACGGTAACTGCGGCGACGGTAGCGGGGTGCGCCCAGTTTGTATCTTTTCCTCTTCAATCTTTGAATCTTGTGAGGAAGATGATGATTAATGGCAGAGAATGATCTGAAAGTAATTCAAAAGGCGAAGGAACTGGCCACACATACATTGAAAGTGACTAGCAATGCCAACCGATATCCAAAAAAATATAGATTTTCACTTGTTGATAAAATGCAGAATAAGTCAATGGAAATCTATGAAATGCTCTTTGAAGCGAATAGAACGGATATCAAGAATTATAAAAGAGATCGACTTGAAATGCAGACGAAAGCAATTACGTATTGCGATGAACTACTTTTCTACATAGAGATGTCCTATGAGCTAAATATCATCAGTGAAAAAAGCGTGGAATATTGGTCAAAGTTGGTATCTGATGTAAAACATATGGCTATTGCATGGAGAACTAAAGACCGGCAAAGATAAATACACTTTAGGTTCGTTTCCGTTAAGCGGTTGTTTCTCCGTCCGGTAACATCAACAACAATAACTACAACAACAGTAACGGGGTGCGCCCATTCTGTATAACAGGGAGTCAGAGTAGGCATCAAGCCGAAATCGGGAAAGATACAAAAAGGAAACGGACCGTCCTCATAGAGGTAAATATAAAGGAGTACCAATGGATAGAGAAATTGTCACGGATTATGGGAATCTGTATTACGCTTATCGAAAAGCTAAGTCTGGCAAGAAATTTAATAGCAGCACTGCAAGATTTTCTAATGTCGCTTTAGACGGAATCAATATCCTAAAAGAGCAGTTAGAGAATCAGACATATACAGTTGCTCCGTATAACCGGTTCGAAATATATGAGCCGAAACAAAGAGTAATTGAATCATGTTCATTTAAAGATAAGGTAGTGCAACACATACTCTGTGACAACATTCTGCATCCAAAATTGAAGAATGTATTTATAAAATACAATTCTGCCGGACAAATAGGAAAAGGAACACTGTATGCATTAGATGGATTAAGGGACCACATGGAATCGTTCTATCAGAGACATGGCGTTGATGGCTGGGTACTAAAATGCGATATCAGACATTTCTTTTATGAAATTGACCATGAGATTTTGAAAGACATTGTAGATTATTTCTTCCCAGATCCATATACAACATGGTTGAATCATACATTGATTGATAGCAGCGAGAATCCTGGCTTGCCACTTGGAAATCAAGCCGGACAGGTATATGCCTTGCTTATGGTTCATGCAGTAGACTGCATGGTGACTGGAGAACTTGGGATAGCTGAATATGGACGATATATGGACGATTTCTACTTGATTCATCAAGATAAGGAATATTTGAGATGGTGTTTGGAATGTATCAGAGAAATGCTAAAAACACTTGGACTTGAATTGAACGGAAAGACACAGATCATACCGTTTAGAAAAGGAATGCGATATTTGGGATTTCACCATTACATGACTGCTGACGGGAAATATATTCGAAAGTTGACTGGAGAGAACAAACGGAAGAATAAGAAGAAATTTCAAAAACTGGTAAAAGATGTGAAAGCCGGGAAACTCACGGAGGAAAAATTCTATGAGAAATATAATTCATGGAAGAACCATGCATTACATGGAAATTGTATCAAGTTGGTTCACAGCATGGATCTGTATATAGAGGAATTGATGAAAGAGGTGACATAGTGACACAACAAGAACAGGAAGATCGGGAACAGGAACAATATCTTGCGGAGTGGTCTAAAAAACAGAAAGAGAAGCGAGAAAAGAAGAAACGAAAGTTTTGGTTTAGGAGGGATAGAAAGTGAATAAAAAAGAAGTATTGGAAATCAGAAAACAATTCACACCGGAAAATTGTGCGATCACCCGTATAGCCGGATGTTACGTGGATGGAGAAAAAGAGAAACGGATGGAAAGAGAAGAAGCGTTTCTTTCACTTCCGGAAGAACAGGCATTTAAGTATTTTGACATCTTTAAAAAGACCTTATCCGGGAAAATCGGAAAGAACCTGTTGAACCTGGAATACAAGCTGAAAGAAAGTAGAAGCAGTGACCCAGAGGGCGAAGAACATGAACTGTTGATGAATCTGAGAGAAAGCAAACTGAGAGACCCGGCATTACTGGACGAATTCTATGAAAAGATTCTTACGTCTTATGACTGTGCTGAGAATTACTACATCATACTTATCCATGCAGTATATGACGTACCGGGAAAGACATCGGACGGAGAAATGTTGGAAGATGCATCTGAGGAAGTATACGATTTCATTCTTTGTTGCATCTGCCCAGTGAAGCTTTCAAAAGCCGGTCTTACTTACAATGGGAAAGATGAACGGATGGAAGAGAGAACCCGTGATTGGGTAGTAGATATGCCGGACAAAGGATTTCTATTCCCGGCATTTAACGACAGACAGACGGATGTACATAGTGTACTCTATTACACCCGGAAGTCTGCCGAGGTACAAGAAGAAATGGTTCGTGAGCTACTTGGAATTGATTTGGTGGTATCTGCAGATGAAGAGAAAGATAAATTCGGTAAGTTGTTAAGGGATGTATTTGGAGAAGATGCAGACTGTAAGATTGTGAAAGACATCTATGAGGGCATTAGCGAAGAGATGGAACGCCATGCAGAAGACCCGGAGCCGTACAAAATTGATAGGAACGAACTGAAAAAGATATTCTGTAACAGCAGTGTACCGGATGAAAAGATGGAAATGTTCGAGGGTGCTTACCGGGAGAACATCGGGAATGTGCCTGTTATGGCAAGTAACATTTGCGACAACAAGGTGGTTAATATCCAGGTTCCAGAGGGGAAGATAACTATCGATGCAGATTCCATCAGCAATTTAGAAATCAAGGAAGTTGACGGAAGAAAATGCATGGTACTGCCAGTAGATTATGTAGAAGTTAACGGAATTTCAACGAAAGCGTAGGTGAGGAAGATGAAATATAAGGTTGGAGACAAGGTAAGAGTAAAAGAAAACTTACCTTTGTATATGAAAGCTCACTGTGTATCTACTTTTAGTCCAGAAACATTGAAGTATAACGGAATGATAGTTACGGTTAGTGAAGTGAAAAAAGATCAATACAAAATTGATGAGGATAACGGCTTTTACGATTGGTATGAAGATATGCTTGAACCAGTAGAAGAAATGAGTGCGGAAGAAGCATTGAAAACGTATACGGAATTTTGTAGTGAGCATAGTTGCAATGACTGCCCTATTCAAAAACTCGATACTACTTATTATTGTCCTGATATTAGAAAAGAATATCCAGAAGACGTTGTTAAAGTACTTAAGCAGTGGAAAGCCGACCATGAGAAAAAGCCGATTGAGACAAAATGGGTATGGTATGTGAAAATCATTGAAGCTGATACGCATTTGCTGAAACACGAAGAGCTTTTAGAACTTGATTTCAGTATCCCGATGGATCGGAAAAAAGAAGAAATTCTCAAGAAATACTGTGCTGAACACGATGGAAAATATTATGTAACCGATGAACGTAGATGCGTAGTAAAGGAGTAGCCATGAACACAGGAGAAAAGATAGATTACATGATTCAGTGTTTACAGGTAGCAAAAGGAGAATATGAATACGAAGCTGAACGTTATGCACATGAATGTGCTGAGGATTACGAATGGCTTAATAAGCACCATATTACCAACAAAGCACTGATAAGAGAAAATCTAAGGAATGTGGCAAGGATGGGATTCCAGGTAGCAAACGAGGTGAAATGATGGATGGACTAATTGTAAAAAAGAGATGGTTAAATCTTATCCTTAGTGGGAAGAAAACTATTGAAATAAGAGGTAGTAATACCAAGAAAATAGGACAGCCGATCTATTTACTGGAAAGTGGGACAAACCTTGTAAAAGGCACATGTATTATAGACTCTACATATCCAATATCCTGTTCTGATTGGTCTGAGGAAAGAGAAAAACACTGTGTTGACATATCTTATTCAGAGCTGAAGAAAAGGTATAAAAGACCTCATGCGTGGGTACTGAGAAATGTGAAACTGACGGAAGAAGAATGGAAGTACGAACATCCAAAGGGTGCGATTATATGGGTAAAAGATGTAATGCCGGCATATGAACTGCAAACTGGATATATAGACGTAATTCTTAGAAACAATATGTAATTTACAGAAAGGAGTACGGAGCTCCGGCCGGGCAAAGATATATCGGCTCCTTTCGAGAAGCGAACTGTCCGTATCTTAAGGTCGGCGAGAGAGTACCGAACTTGATTATAGATGATACACAGGAACAATTAAGATTTGCGTAGGTGAAGAAATGAGAATAGCACTAATTGACGTAGACGGACACAATTTTCCAAATCTGCCACTTATGAAGCTGTCGGCATGGCATAAGCAGAACGGAGATCAAGTAGAGTGGTATGATCCGCTGACTGCATGGCTAAATCCACCAGACAGGGTATATATGAGCAAGGTATTTACCTTTACACCGGATTATCCTCATCCAGTGTGTGCTGGAGAAATAATTAAGGGCGGTACAGGATACGAATATCCATCCGGTGGCAAGTCATTGCCGGACAAAATTGAACACATCTATCCAGATTACAGCCTGTATCCAGAATTATGCAGAAATATGGCATATGGATTCTTGACAAGAGGATGTCCAAGAGGTTGCGATTTCTGCATCGTGAAAGAAAAAGAGGGACAGAAAAGCCGTAAGGTAGCTGATTTGTCTGAATTCTGGAATGGTCAGAAGAATATCGTTTTGCTGGATCCAAATATGTTCGCTTGCAAGGACTGGGAAAATCTGAGCCAACAACTTATTGATAGCAAGGCTTGGATAGATTTTTCGCAAGGTTGCGACATTCGGATTATGACCAAAGAAAAAGCGGAATATATCAAGCAGATGAAGATTAAGCAGATACATTTTGCGTGGGATAGATACCAGGATAAAGACAATATAGTGCCAAAATTTAAGATGTTTCAAAAGTTAACTGGATGGAACAGAGGGAAGATGACGGTGTATGTCTTATGCGGATTTAACACAACATTGGAACAAGACCTTGACCGGATATACACACTAAGGGATTTAGGATATGCCCCATATGTGATGATTTATGACAAATACAAATTGAAGAAGCGTGATCAGCTGAAAAGAATGCAGAGATGGGTAAATTCCAGATACGCATTTATGGCGTGTGAACGGTTTGAAGATTATACAGGGTAGGTGAGAGGAATGAATATTGAATTAAAAGAGATAGACAAAGACACATTGAAAGTTGGGGATGTGGTTGGTGTTGCAAGAAAGGTCGGAGCTGGATATATATCAAGTTTTAGGCATGATCGCATCATTCCAGCAACAATTACCAGAATCACACCGAAGAGAACAAAAATTACGACAGATAAATTCGGCGACCATGACAGGCATGAAAAATTCTATGAATATAACTATAATGCCGAGAAAGAGAATGGGCTGGCAGAGGAATTTTGCCAGATAAGAGACGGAGTATATGACCTTTATGAGTTCAAAAGAAAAGGCTTAGACAGGATCAGTGATGAAGATTTGCCGGAAGTAGCGGAACACATGAAAGCAATTACAGAGATTTTGCAGAAGTACAAAGAGAAATAGAGTAGCAGCTAAAAATAGCAGCTATCGTACCTTGACAATTGAATATTGATGTAAAAGTCAGTATTCAATTGCCGGGAGAAAGGAAGAAAATTATGCATTACTGTATACATTTATTAACTAAACAATTACCTACAGAAAAGGAAATTGAAAAGATTATGGAACCATATAGTTGGGATTCGATAGACGATGAAGATACGGACGATGAGAAGAAAAAAATAGAATATCCGGTGTTTACGTGGGATTGGTATCAGATTGGTGGAAGATACAGTGCTTATCTCAAACTGAAAGTAGATGGAGAAGATTCAGAAAACAGAGAGCATTATAACTGGGGGTATTTGGAAAACAATCCAAGAAACGAAAGACTGTTCCATTCTGCACTGTTAAGCGAATTAAAAAGAAATGCAAAAGTACCATTTGCGTATACAGAAGAATCATATTTCCCGAATATGGGATACCGTGATGGATACATTCTTGTTGACGGAGCAAGACAGAAAGACATCTTGAATCTGGACGATCTCGGATGCTTTGGATGCGTTTTGCCAGACGGATCAGCGATTGCCCGAGAATCGTGGACTGGTAATGGATTTGTCGAAGATGATAAATTCGAAGAGAAATATAAGAAAGCGGTAGCTGATAACATGGATGGATTCCTTACTGTACTGGATATACATGATTGATGGAGGAGTGTTATGGGATTAACAATAAACAGCAAAAATCACAGCATTGACTTGAGCTATTCTGGATTCTACCGACTTCGTGTAAAAGTAGCGGAGTTAACTGCACCAGATATCTATGAACATTATAAAAAACTTAATGATTGGAGATATGTACTGGTTAGCAAAGGAGAGAACTTTTCCACAGAGTATGACAAGAAAATCGTGGAACTTGATGAAAAGTACGATGGAAAATATACACAGGTCCTTGAATTCTTATACACGAGCGACAGTCACGGAGAAGCTGATGCAGAACACTGCAAATCTGTATACGAAATTATAAAAGGATATGATGATGATATTATCTATGGATATCGTAGCGGTATAGAAGCTGTACTATTCAAAAATGTTAAACAGTTGATAAAAGATGGTGCGGATACAGGAACTGGGATTGAATGGTATTAAGAAAGGAGTAAATTGTGAAAACGGTATTTACTATTTGCGTGATTATTATGTTATGCGTCTATATAGCAGTGAAAGAAAGAGAGATAAAAGTAACAAAGGAAGAATCATATTGGGAAGGATTTCGAAAAGCACTAATAGAATACGGAAAACTTCCGACACGACCGATTATCTTGGACGATTCTACGGAAGATATTGATTATAAATGCTCGCACTGTGGAAAGGAATACATAGTGTCGAAAGATAATAAACCGAAATACTGTAGTGAATGCGGAAGATATATTGATTGGGATGAGGCGGTACATGGGATGCAGAATTTGGTGTGTAGTAGATAAGGAGAACACCTGTTGTTGTCTGAAATGTGAAGAATATGAACATTGTGATATGGTGTGCGATTCTCTGGACAGCTACGAATATATGGAAGAATGCCCGGATTATGTAAAGGAGAATGAAGATGAGTAGAATCGGAATCGGAGCAAATATTACACAGCCAGATGCAAAATGTATGAATTGCAAATATTGGAAGCAAGCAGGAAAAATAAGATTCGGTTACGGAATGAGTGGACAATGCTCAGCCGGATATTGCAAGAAAGATTTTCGGAAGAGAGGTAAGAAAATATGAGAATAATTAGTCAAGATGGATGTTATGATATGCCTTATGAACAAACGATGTTGACGAACATAGGAACTAAAATATACGCAGATAACTTAGCGGTTAAAGAATTACAGTTCGCTAAATATTCCACTGAAGCGAAAGCTGAAAAGGCTATGGAAATGTGTAGAAACAGGTATGCGTGGTGCAAAATGAGAAACAACGGAATGAACTCACTCACTATGGCTATGAGTTTTCGGAGAACAGATGAAATAGAACAACTTTTAGAAACGTTTGCGGAGAAAAACATTTTTCAATTCCCGGCAGATGAAGAGGTGGAATAAATGTACTGGGTAGACAGAAACACTGGCGAGATCGTATATGAAAGAGACAAAAATAAACCTCTATGGGCATATTATGAATATTTAAGGGGTTATGGGGACGGAGTTATTATAGAGAGTTACATAATAGGAGAGAACCCGCTCTGCTTGATAGATTTTGCATATTGTGTCGGCGATAAGTATGTAAACCTAAAAAGAGATTGCCATTTCAAAAATCACGGCGTGGATAGAAACAATGTTAGATTGTGCGCCATAACCGTTCCAGCTAAAGAATATGACGAGAAGATAAAAGAACTGAGTGAGAAAGGAGAATAGCATGGATAATACATATGCACCAACGGAAAATGAAGAACAGGAAAAAATAAAGGTAGAGAGCATTGATACCATAGTGACTATGCACGGAGACAAGCCATATTACGAAAATAAGTATAGAGAAGTGGGTGATAAATGCTATCACATTGGATATAGCTCTTATTATTTGGACGTTGCTCTTGAATATAAAGAGAAATATTTTGAGGTAGTAGAAAGAGAAAGCGACTGGATTCCATGCAGTGAACGGATACCGGAAGAGCCAAAAGAAAATCCGGTGTTTGATGGAAAGAGTCTTGAATTGTATCTGGTAACAACAAAATACGGAAGTAGTGACCAAGACAAAGTATATCCATTTAGAGCTTTTTGGAATGGAATTAATTTCACGGATGGATGGAGAATTTTGGATGTAATCGCTTGGATGCCGTTGCCGGAACCATACAAAGGAGAAGGGAAAGATGCAGAATAACAAAAGATTAAAGCTGTGTCCATTCTGCGGAGCGAAAGGATATATCCTTTCCAGAGAGTACCCAATAACATTAGGTGGTGGAACGGGATAGAGCAATTGAAATTGTGAAACGAGGTGGAAGAGATGAAGAATAAAGAGAAGTACGCAAGCGAGATTATTGAGATTGCTTGCAAATATGGTGCTGTTAATGAACGAACAGGAGAGTTAAAGGGTTGCAGTGAAATAATTTGTGAACATTGTTTGTTCAGAAAAAGGGGCATAAGTAGATGCAAAGAAAAAATGAAAGCATGGCTTGAATCTGAATACATCGAAAAGCCAGTGATAAGCAAGAAAGATAGAACGTTTTTGGAGTATCTTGGAAAAGATTTGAAATACATTTCGAGAGATAAAAGCGGAGCTTTGTTTGCCTATGAACGTGCAATCGAAAAAGGAAAGTATGGCTGGGTATATGATTCTGGCGTTTTTAAAAATCTCTGTGGGTTTTCCGTAGACTTCCCAACGGTCAAGTGGTCGGATGATTCACCGTGGCTTATCGAGGACTTGAAGAAGTTGGAGGTAGTGGACAGCTATGAGTAAAGAATATGATATTAAAGGATGAACTTAATGATGAATGCATTGGAAGAAAAAACAAAGGAGAAGACGGTAAAAAGAAAGAAAAACTACTATTTGGTCAAAAGTGATGTATTAGGATATGCGAAAAGGAAGGGATTGATTAATGGCCGGAGTAAGAGACAAATATCTGAGAGGGGCACATAAAGACATCTACTACATAAGCGAAGAAGATGAAAAAAAGATGTTGAACGAATGTCAGAGGATGCGTGGAAACGATCAGCTTGAATTACTGAAATGGTGTCAAAATGCGAATAATGACTTATCGGGGATATTGTTCTTTTCACTTATCACGGGAATCGGATACGACTATATAAGTAAGCGTTACTGGATACCGATTGCAAGAAAAGACTTCCAAGGATATCGGAGGAAAGTCTTAGATGAAATGTATAGGTGGATACTTTGGGGAGGACATGACGATGGAAAGATGGCAGAAAGGCTATTCGGAATAAAAAGACACAAACACGGGAATACTACCGAAAAGGAGTGATGCGGATGGTAAGAATCTATGTGAACGGAAAACAGGTGACAAAAGAAGAACTTTCCAAATATGAAATCCATAACAAGGCGGTAAAAAGGATTCTTTCAGAAAAGTTGACAAAAAATAAGTGATATTTTAGAATTGACCTTGATAGAATCTTGGTCAATTCTTTTTTAATTGAAAGGAGAATTGACATGAAAAAATTAAATGTAGGTTATATGAGAGTGTCTACAGAAGCACAGGCCGAAAAGTATGGTCTTGATGTCCAAGAAGACAAGATAAAGGAACTTGCCAAGAAAAGGGGCGTGAAGATAGCCAGATGGTATGTAGACGGGGGATATTCCGGGAGCAATATCCAAAGACCGAACATACAGAAACTTCTGGAAGATGCAGAAGCCGGAGAAATACAGGCAGTATACATCTATAAGCTTGACAGAATGAGCCGTGATGTTGTAGATACTCTTACGCTTGTGAGTAAGCTCTTACCAAAATACAATGTAGAGGTAGTATCGGCTACAGAGGATTTGCGGAATGAGACACCGATGGATCGTGTGATGCTGGGCGTTAATGCGGTCATGGGGCAGTATGAGCGTGAGGTTATCTATATGCGTACAAGAGCCGGGATGGTGGAGCGTGTAAAGCGTGGACTGTGGATGGGTGGTGGTACGATACCGTACGGATATAGGTACGACAGGAACGATGGGATATTACATATCATCCCGGAAGAAGCGGAAAAGGTAAAAGCTATCTTTCAGATGTTCCGGGACGGATATTCGTGTGATAGGATTCAAAAAATCCTCGGGATGCATTCAGAGAAGCTTGTATCGAACATTATTAGGCGAATAGCTTATGTAGGTAAAATACAATATAAAGGAAAAACATACCAAGGCTTGCATGAACCAATCATAGACGAAAAACTATTCTACGAAGTACAGGAAGAGATAAAAAAGAGATCCACAAATGCTTATGTAAGCAACAAGCATATGCTTACCGGTTTGTGTTACTGCGGAAAATGTGGCACCAAAATGCGGATGCAGAAGTGGGGAAAGTATACCAAGATAGTATGTTACTCACAGTACAAGGAAAAAGAGCATATATCTAATACAGGGAACCCTTGCAAGAATAAAAAGGTGCGGGCAGATGTGGTAGAAAAAGAAGTAGAGGACTGCTTTAAACGATTCATCGTTAATGTGGAAGAAAAAGAGAATGAATCTGAAAGCACTAGGAAGATGATAGAAAAAGAGATATCACTAAGCGAAGCAAAGCTGAAACGCCTATACACATTGTATGCAAGCGGTAGCTCTGGTACAGATACGCTTTTTGGTGTTATCCAGGCAGAAGAAAAAACACTGAAAAATCTACAGGAAGAACTAAAGGCAGAAGACATCCGGGAGAAAGCTGGACGGGGAGAAAAAATAGAGAAAATAAAAGAGATGTCCAACGTGTGGGATACACTGACGGATTCCGAGAAAAACAAGGTGCTAAAAGAGTGCGTTGAAAAGGTAGTTATCACAGGAGATGACATAGACATACATTTTAGCATATATTAA